CTGCTGTACGGCCATCGCGAGTTTGTGGCACTCATCGGTTCCGACGAAGAGCATGCCGCCGACATGCTCGATGCCATCAAGAGCGAACTTGAGAACAACGACCTGCTGGAGGAGGATTTTTCCGAAGTCTCGGGCCCGGTTCGTGCCCTGGAGGGCATCCACCAGCGTGCCTCCGGTCAGCTGTTTCGCGGGGCCCGCACCCACATTGGCTGGACGGCCAAGGAGATTGTGCTGCCGACGATCGAAGGATCGGCCGCGGCAGGCGCCATCATCAAGGTCGCCGGCATCACCGGTCGCATCCGCGGCATGAAGCACAAGCGGGCCGACGGCGTGACGGTGCGACCGTCGCTGGTGCTGCTGGACGATCCACAGACGGATGAGTCGGCTCGATCGCTGTCGCAATGCGTCACGCGCGAGCAGATCCTCGCCGGCGCCATTCTCGGCCTGGCCGGACCCGGGCGCAAGATCGCAGGCCTGATGACGCTGACGGTCGTGCGGCCCGATGACATGGCCGACCGCATCCTCGATCGCGAGAAGCATCCCGAATGGCAAGGCGAGCGGACCAAGATGGTCTACGCCTTCCCCAGCAACGAAAAGCTGTGGCAGCAATATGCGCAGCTCCGGGCTGAGGGTCAGCGTAACGATCGCGGCGTGGTCGAGGCCACAGAGTTTTATCGCCAGCACCAGTTGGAGATGGACGCAGGCACTCACATCGCCTGGCCGCAGCGATTCAATCCTGATGAACTGTCGGCCATTCAACACGCCATGAACCTCAAGCTGGACCAGGGCGAGGCGGCGTTCTGGGCCGAATATCAAAATGAACCTCTCGCAGATGCCGTGGAAGGCGAAACGCTGTCACCAGACCTCATCGCCGCCAAGACCAACGGCATGAAACGATCCGAGGTGCCGGTGGGCGTGAACCACCTGACCGCCTTCGTGGATGTGCAGGGCAACCTGTTGTTCTGGATGGTCTGCGGCTGGGAAGATGATTTTTCCGGCTATGTGCTGGACTACGGCGCGTATCCCGATCAGAAGCGGCCATATTTCACGCTGCGCGACGCCAAGCGAACGCTCATGGCCGTACACCACGGCACGGGCCAGGAAGGCGCCATCTACGCAGGGCTCGAAACGCTGACGGGTAATCTCCTGGGGCGGAAGTATCGGCGTGATGACGGTGCGGAGATGACGATCGAGCGATGCCTCATCGACGCCAACTGGGGCAACAGCACGGACGTGGTCTATCAATTTTGCCGCCAATCGCCCCACTCTGCCGTGACCATGCCCAGCCACGGGCGCTACGTCGGCGCGGCCAGCACGCCGTTCTCCGAGTACAAGCCCAGACGCGGCGATCGTGTTGGTCTGCACTGGCGCGTCCCCAGCGTGCACGGCAAGCGCAACGTGCGCTACACGCTGATCGACACGAATTACTGGAAATCCTTCGTCCACGCGCGGCTCGCCGTGCCCATGGGCGATCCGGGCTGCCTTTCGCTATTCGCCCCTGCCCATGGCGATCACCGCATGCTGGCTGAGCACCTGACTTCCGAATACCGCGTGAAGACGCAGGGGCGGGGACGGGAACTGGAGGAGTGGAAGCTGCGACTGGCTGGCGCCGACAACCACTTCCTGGACTGCCTGGTGGGCTGCGCTGTGGCAGCGTCGATGCAGGGCGCCATCCTGTTCGGCACGGATGCCCGGCAGGCGGCACGGCCGAAGATCAAGCTTTCGGACCTGCAGGGGAGGCGGCGATGACCACACCATCAACACCGCCGGCCAAGGGCCTGATCTGCCCCCGTTGTGGCTGTCAGCACTTCTCGGTGGCCTACACGCGTCCGCGGCCCGGCTTCATTCTGCGTGCCCGCGACTGCCGGCACTGTGGCAAGCGCATCGTCACCCGAGAACAGGTCCACTGAACTCGAACCGTGGGTCTGGTTACACCGCTGTAACGATTTCAGCATGTGCCTGCCCCACCAGTAGCCACCGCACCCCTCGCACCTGTCCTTGAAGGGTGATGACAACCCTCGCGCTCGATCCATCCTCGTGGCCTCCGGGCCTGACCCGTGCCGCCATGCACCACTGCCCGCTGTCGTTGCGTGAAGACGCACTGCAGGCCGCGTGGCTTGCCCATGCCGAAGGGCGCAAGCCCGACTCGGCGGTGCGGGCCGTGCTGCGGCACGAGCAGCGCCACAACGCGACCAAGCCCAACTTCGACCTGTGCCCCACGAACCGCGTGCGACGTCGGTTCTAGCGATCCAGAAGCTCAACCCATGGCAGACGAACTGGAACAGTCCATCCGCGAGAACGCCACGGGCCCCAAGCGGGCCAAGGGCGATAGTTCCGAGATGGAGCAGCACGCGCTGCAGGACCAGATCGCCGCCGACCGCTACCTCGCCAGCAAGGGCGCCACCAAGGGCAAGGGCCTGGGCGCCATCTTCAAGAAGCTCATTCCGCCTGGAACCGTTTGATGCTCCGTTGGCTCCGCAATCTCGCTTCACCGACCCGGCCGCAACACGCTGCCGGCGCTACTGGACTGCACATCATCCGTGCGGGCTCCAGGCGCTCGCTCCGCGCGCGCTACGACGCTGCCCAGACCAACAGCGACAACCGCAAGCACTGGGCCAACGCGGATGGCTTGTCCCCCAACGCCGCGATCAGCCCCGAGGTGCGGCGCGTGCTGCGCAACCGGGCCCGCTACGAGGTGGCGAACAACTCGTATGCCCGCGGCATCGTGCTGACCTTGGCCAACGATGTCATCGGCACGGGCCCCCGGCTGCAGATGCTGACCACCGAGCCCACGGCGAATCGGACCATCGAACTGGCATTTGCCGAATGGGCCGACGCCGTGGGACTTGCCTCCAAGCTCCGGACGATGCGCATGGCTCGCGCCGACTCCGGTGAAGCGTTCGGCATCCTGACCAGCAACCCAGGCGTGCCGGCACCCGTACAACTGGACCTGCGCCTGGTCGAGGCGGACCAGGTTGCCTCACCGTTGGGTCTGGCTCGTATGGGTCAGCCGGTGGACGGCATCGTGTTCGACCGCTTCGGCAACCCGGTCGAGTACCACGTCCTGCGTCAGCACCCCGGCGACGGCGCCTCGTTCGCACGGTCGGCCGCCGACTTTGACCGCCTCCCCGCCCCGGGGGTGATCCACTACTACCGGCCCGATAGACCGGGCCAAGCGCGGGGCATCCCCGACATCACGCCGGCGCTGCCGTTGTTCGCGCAACTGCGGCGCTACACGCTGGCGGTGATCGCTGCCGCCGAGACTGCCGCTGACTTTGCGGCCGTGCTCTACACCGACGCACCGGCCAATGGTGAGGCCGATCCAGTCGAGCCCATGGACCTGGTGGAACTCGAGCACCGCATGGCCACCGTGCTGCCGGGTGGCTGGAAGCTGGGGCAGGTGACCGCCGAGCAGCCTGCGACCACGTATGGGGAGTTCAAGCGTGAGATCCTCAATGAGATCGCCCGCTGCCTGAACATCCCGTACAACATCGCGGCGGGCAATTCCTCGGGCTACAACTACGCATCCGGGCGCCTCGATCACCAGACCTACTACAAAGCCATCCGCGTCGAGCAGCACCACCTGCAGACCACGGTGCTGGACCGTATCCTGCGCGCCTGGCTGGACGAAGCCACGCTGGTGGAAGGCCTGTTGCCGCAGTCGATGCGCACGCGTGACCCCGGCGCCCTGCACTTCGCCCACACCTGGTTCTGGGACGGCCACGAGCACGTGGACCCGGCCAAGGAAGCCAATGCCCAGGCGACACGGCTGTCGAACCACACCACCACCCTGGCCATCGAGTACGCCCGCCAGGGTCGTGACTGGGAAGAGCAACTGCGTCAGCGTGCCGCCGAAGTCTCGCTCATGCGGCAGCTGGGCTTGAACCTCGCTGACGCGATGCCCAACACAGATCCGAACGAGGAGGAGACGGATGTCGAAGACACTCCGGACGCCCGCGAAGCAGCTTGAGAACGTCCAGCGCTCGCTGGCCCTGACCGCCCACGCCCAGATCGAACTGGAGGCTGCCGGCGACGGGGCTGAGGCTCAGTCGCGCATCCCACGCTTCCGCATGGTGGCCTACACCGGCGTGCCCATGCGCATCGCAGCCTGGCGGTACCCGGTGATCGTCGATCTTGCGGGACTGCACATCCCGTCACAGTCGCGGCCGATCCGGTTCAGCCACGACCCCGGCGCCGGCATCGGGCATACCGACAGCATCCGCATTGAAGGCGGCCAGCTCATCGCCACGGGCCTGGTTTCGCGCGACACCGCCATTGCCCGCGAGATCGTCGCCTCGGCGAAGAACGGGTTTCCGTGGCAGGCGTCCATCGGCAGCAGCGTGGAGGAGTTCGAGTTCGTCAAGGACGGGCAGAACGTCCTGGTCAATGGCCAGAGCTACAAGGGTCCGCTCAACGTGGTGCGCAAGGCAACCTTGGGCGAGATCAGCTTCGTGGATCTGGGCGCCGACGGCGCTACCACCGCCAGCATCGCCGCGCAACAGCGGCAGGAGTCTCCTGACATGAGCGTTTCTAACGACAACAGCACGGACCCGAGCCAGGTCGCCGCCACTGCGGAGGCCAACGCCACGGCCACAGTGGAAGCCGCCGCCACTGTGATGGCCACGGCTGACGATCCCGTTGCCCAGATGCGGACCCGGGCTGCCGCCGAGTCGGCGCGCATCGCCGCGGTGCGGAAGCTGTGCATCAAGCATCCCGACGTGGAAGCCACGGCCATCAGCGAAGGTTGGGACGTCACCCGCACCGAGCTGGAAGTGCTGCGTGCTTCGCGGCCCGCGGTGCCGTACATGATCACCGGCGCCACTTCCGGCGGCGGCGCTCAAGGCGGTATGGACAGCAACCAGGTGCTCGAAGCCGCCTGCATGCTCACCGCCGGTCTGAGCAACCTGGACAAGCTGTTCGACGAGCAGACGCTGGACGCGGCGTCCAAGCGGTTCCGTGGCGGCATTGGTCTGCAGGAACTGCTGCTCGAAGCCGCGTGGGCCAACGGCTACAGCGGCCGCAATTTCCGCGACCACCGCGCTGTGCTGCGCTTCGCCTTCGGCCACGATGTGAATGCCGCTGGTCAAAGCTCGATCGACATTGGCGGCATCCTGTCCAACGTCGCCAACAAGTTCCTCCTGGAAGGTTTCTTCAGCGTCGAGCGCACCTGGCGGAACATCACCGCGGTCCGCAACGTGTCCGACTTCAAGACCGTGACCAGCTACCGCCTGATCGGCAAGGACCAGTACGAGAAGGTCCTGCCCGGCGGCGAACTGAAGCACGGCACGCTGGGCGAGCAGAGCTACAGCAACAAGGCCGACACCTACGGCCTGCTGCTGAGCATCGACCGTCGTGACGTGATCAACGATGACCTGGGCGCCATCACCACCGTGCCCCGGAAGCTGGGTCGTGGCTCGGGCCTGAAGATCAACGACGTCTTCTGGGCCGAGTTCCTGGCGAACAGCAACTTTTTCAAGACCGCCAACAAGAACTACCTCGAGGGCGCTGACACGGCGCTGAGTATCGACGGCCTGACCAAGGCCGAGGTGGCGTTCCTGGACCAGGTCGATCCCGACGGCAAGCCCATCGGCGTCATGCCGGCCATCGCGCTCGTGCCCACGGCGCTGAGCGCCATCGGCACGCAGCTCTACAAGTCGCTGGAGCTGCGCGAGACCACGAGCAACGCGAAGTATCCGGTGGCTAACCCGCACCAGGGCAAGTTCCGCGTTGAGGTCAGCCGCTACCTGGCCAACGCGCTCTACACCGGCCACTCGGCCAAGGCCTGGTACCTGCTGGCCGACCCGAACGATCTGCCCGTGATCGAAGTGGCATTCCTGAATGGTCAGGAGTCCCCCACCATCGAAACCGCCGAGGCCGATTTCAATGTTCTGGGCGTGCAGATGAGGGGCTACCACGACTTCGGCGTCGCTCTGCAAGAACCCCGCGGCGGCGTGAAGGCCAAGGGCGAGGCTTGAGCCGCGCGCTGAGGGGCGGCTTTGCATCGATCAAACCTGAAGAAGGATTTTCAACATGCCTGCAACGTTCATTCAAGATGGCCGCTTCATCGACTACACGCCCTCAAGTGACACGCCCTCGGGCGCAGTGGTTGTGCAGGGTGACCTGGTCGGTGTGACGGTGCGCCCGATTGCTGCCAACACCGGCGGCAGCCTGGTGCTCGAAGGCGTCTTCGACTTCCCCAAGGCTTCCAGCGCCAGCACGGGCATCGCCGTGGGTGTCAACGTCTACTGGCACGCCGACACACAGACGGCCAATACCACCGCCTCAGGTGGAAAGCTCATCGGCAAAACCGTGAAGGCCGCCACCGATGCCGACCCCACCGTGCGCGCCCGGCTCACCCAGTAATAAGGATGCGCCTCCGTGCCCGACCTGCTCGCCCATGGTTCCACCTGGCTGGAAGACCAGCGTCATCGTCATCTGACGACGACGGTGACCTACCGCCGCAGCGATCAGAGCGTACAGGTGCAGGCCACCGTCGGGCAGACGGTGTTCCGCATCGACGGCGAACTCGGCGCCACGATCCGTCACGTGCGCCGCGACTACCTGGTTCGAGCCGCCGACCTGGTGCTTCCTCCCGACACGGCGGCAACCCTGCCGCAGCGCGGCGACCAGATCGTGGACACATATGACGTCGTCCATGAGGTGATGGGTCCGGGCGGCGGTGAGCCGGACTGGCGCTTCAGCGACCCGCAGCGCCGCACGCTTCGCATCCACACGAAGGAGATTGACTCGCCATGACCCACAACGGCACCGACAACAAGGACACGAGCAAGGCCGGACTGATCAAGTCGATCGCACGCTGGCCCTGGCCGGAGATCGTCTTCTTCATCATCTGCATGTATTCGACCGTCACCATCGTCTCGACCGTGGCGGGTGATTATTCCGCGGTCAGGCGGCAGGCCCAGGCCAACGCCGTCGCGGTGGATGACCACGACGATCGGCTGCGTGCGCTGGAGACCCAGCTCACCCGGATCGACACCAACGTCGAGTGGATTCGCGCCACCCTGGAGTCGCAGAGCAAGCCGTGAGCGCCATCACCCACATCGCGGATGCCGTGGTGGCCGAGTTGAACACGGCGGCGCCCACGCTGATCGCCGGCGGGTTTGTGGCCGAACGTCACTATCGACCGGTGATGGACCTGCGGGAGCTGGCGGAACTCAAGGTCACCGTCGTGCCGCGTGGCGTGACCATCACGCCCGCGAACCGGGCCGGCAACCAGCGCGATGTGCAAATCGACGTGGCGGTGCAGAAGAAGGTTGACGATGCGGATAGCGCCGCGATGGATGAGCTGATGGCGCTGGTCGAGCGCATCGGAGACCTGTTCAGCCACCGGCGGCTCGCAGGCGCCTCTGCAACCTGGGCGAAGACGGAGAACAAGCCCATCTACTCAGCCGAGCACCTCGAGCAGCACCGCACCTTTACCAGCGTGGTGACGCTGACGTTCAGGATGTCGCGATGAACAACGTGATCATGCGCAAGATCGTCCTGACCGCCTCGTGGCAACCGTTGTCGGCAACCAGCCTCGTCGGCTCAGTCACCGTCAGCACGCCGCCCACCAACGCCGCGACAGTCCTGTTCCGCGCGGTGGGCGAACCGGATCACGAACTGCCGTGGGTGCCAGGCCAATGGATCGACCTGCGCAACGTGGATTTGGCAAGCATCGAAGTCCGCGGCACACCTGGCGATCTGGTCACAGTCATGGGTGGGACATGGTGAACCATGGGCTATTTCGCCCCCGGAAGCTCAAGCGGCGAGGGACACACCCACCCCAACAAGGCGGTGCTGGACCAGATCACCGCACCCGGAAGTGGGCAGGTGATCACCACGCAGGAACGAGCGGCCATCGGCGCGTACGCCGGTGGCGCGAATGAAATCAGCAACTGGTCCGGCACGGTGCCGGCCACGACGGATGAGGCGATCGCACGCATCGCCCGCCTTCTGAAGCAACACCTCGGGTCTCAGATCCCCGAGTAACGAACGGAGACACAGTCATGGCAGACCGCAAGGCGCTCATCGGTGAATTGGTGGACGGCGTCGTCCTGCACGAGCAGGATCAGTGGGCCCCAGGAAGTGATCGGCTGGTCGATCCTGAGGGTCGCGCGCTGGCGCTGCTGACGGAACTTCCGGGCGCTGGCGGCGGTTCCGGGGGTATCCCGAAAACGCGGACGATTCACGTCGATCCCGAACGCACCGACGACTACACCGCCGACGGTTCGGTCAGCCTGCCGTACAAGACGGCCCAAGCGGGCATCGACGCGCTCATGGCGCTGACCGCTGTCAGCGGCGAGGTCAACGGCGTGCTACGGCTCGCGCCCTCGCGTGCCTATGTGACCGAGACCAGCCAGTTGGTCATGACGCTGCCCACCGACGGCTCGGCGGCGCGCCGGTTGTCGATCGTCGGCGACTCGGTCAGCGCGGCGAACACCATCATCCTGCCGCCGCTGCGCATCGATGCACCCGGTAACAACTCAGTGAACTTCATCGCCATGCGCGGGCTGACCTTCGCCGGCGTGAGCGGCGGCAATGCCCGGGTGCTGCACGTGCAGGGTCACGCCAGCTTCACCGGCCAGATCCGCATGTACGTCAGCGACGTGCAGTTCCACACCAACAGCCAGGCCACCGACGCGTTCTACGTGGATGCGGTGGGTGGCGGCTCGTTCGGCCTGTTTGGCATTGGGCACACCAACTTCGTGGTGCACAGTTCCGGGTCCGGCAACGCGATCCTCATGGAGCGCGGTTGGATGAACCTGCGCGGCAGCAACATCTGGGGCGGCGCAGCCCCGGCGCTGAATCTCTCCGGCACGGCAGCGGTGACCTTGTGGACCGGTGAACTGACGGTCGCAGGCGGCACCGACACCAACCTGGTGACGCTGGCTGACACCGCGGGGCTGCACCTGAACACGGTGTACGCCAATCCTCGCGGCAACGGGCACATCGTGACCCACAGCGGCACCGGTGTGATCAGCCTGCGCGATGTCAACACCGGCCAGCTTCCTGGCGGCGGCACCGGTGGCATTGACGCCGTGGCGGGCGCGACGGTGCTGCTGGGCGTGGTGACCAAGGCTGACGGCTCACCGGTGCCGGTCACCGTGCAGAGCGGCGCGCTGCTGGGCAGTGTCATGCCGGCGAGTCAGGTCGGCTACACCGACGGCTCCAGCGACGGGAACGACGGCAGTGCCTGGGCCACCAGCGCCCCCGGAAGTGTGAAGGACGCGATCGATCGGCTCGCCACGCAGGTGGCGGCGCATCTGGGCGGCACGATCCCCGCGTAGGTCAGGAAGTGAGCCATGGTTGACGTGAAGGTGAAGGTCAAGCTGAAGCCGCGTGAAGGCATCGACGCCAAGCGCGTGAAGCGCTCGGTGGATCGCAGCACCTTCCGCAACCTGGGCCACGCGGGTGGCGCGATTCGACTGATAGCGCGGCGCAGCATCCGCAAAAGCAAAACGGCATCGACTCCCGGGACAGCGCCGCACACGCGTCAGGGGCAACTCAAGCGTGCCGTGGTGTATGCGGTGGAGAAGTCGAAGCAGAAGGTCGTCATCGGCCCCACGCACGAGTTGGTCGGACCCTCGGCCATGGCTCACGAGTTCGGCGGGCGCTTCCGTGGCGACCAGTACCCCAAGCGTCCGCTGATGGGTCCAGCGCTGGAGAAAAGCCTCGACCGCCTGCCCAAGTTCTGGACAGGATCGGTCCGTTGAAGGAGTAGAACGTCATGGGCATCAAACTCGGCATGGAGTGCAAGCTGTACCACGGTGCAGCCGGCGCCACGGCCACCACACTGCTGGCCAACGTCAAGGACCTGACGCTCAACCTGGAAAAAGGTGAAGCGGACGTGACCACCCGCGCCAACCAGGGCTGGCGCGCGGTCGTCGCCACGCTCAAGAGCGGCAGCGTCGAGTTCGAGATGGTGTGGGATACGGAAGACGCCGGATTTGCCGCTCTCAAGAACGCGTACTTCAACAACACGCCGATCGCGCTGGCCATCCTCGACGGCGAGAACGGGGAGGGGTTGGACGCGGATTTCAGCGTGACCAACTTCACGCGCAACGAACCGCTCGAGGAGGCGGTGACCGTCAACGTGACGGTGAAGCCAACGTATTCGACCCGCGCACCTGCGTGGATTGAAGGAGGTACGCCCTGATGAAAACGTTCACTGACAACGCCGGCCGCACCTGGACCGTGACCATCAACGTCAACGCCATCAAGCGCGTCAAGGGCCTCACGGGCGTCAACCTGCTGGATGTGGTCAACGGCGACGCTGACCGGAGCGAGGGAGGGTTGCTCGGCAAGTTGAGCAGCGATCCCATCCTGCTGTGCGACATCCTCTACGCCGTCTGCAAGCCTGAGGCCGACCCACGGAATATCAGCGACGAGGATTTCGGGCGTGGCATGGCCGGCGACGCCATCGACGCCGGCACCACGGCGCTGCTGGAGGAGCTGGTGGATTTTTTCCCGCAGGCGAAGCGCCGCGTGCTCGATCAGGCGCTTCGCAAGCTGCGGACGCTGGAGGCCCGGGTCATCGACCTGGCATCGAAACGACTCGACAGCCCCGAGATCGACGCCCTGCTCGAAAAGGCGATGGACAGCGCCGGCGCCGGTCCGTCGATGGTGAACGGCTCATCGCCGAACTCGCCGGCATTGCCGGCATCGACCCAGGCACCCTGACGTTGCGTGAGTTGGCGTGGATGGCCGAGTCGCGGCAGCGCGAGGCCTGGGGCCGGACTTCGACGCTTCTGGCCATGATCGCCAATGTGGCGCGGGCGCTCGGCGGCAAGTCCGGTTCCGGCCTGCTGAAACCCTCGGACTTCGATCCGTTCGAGCAGCGCAAGCAGGCGCAGGCCGAACCCATCCCCGGCAGTGTCCGCATGCTCAAGGACGTGTTCGTGAAGCCGCAGTCGAAAGGAGTCTGACCGATGACTCGCAACCAGACCATCTTCGTATTCGTGCTCATCCTGGTGGTGGCCGGGCTGGCCTCCTGCGCGGGCATGAACCTGGGCGACATCGTGCAGGTGCGCACGCCCAACAGCGTGCAGCAGACTACGGGACTGCCGTCGCGCACCAGCTTGAACGAGGCCGTGGTTGAGTACCAGGCCTGGTTCGAAGATGTGCAGCGGACGGGTGCCCAGTGGAAGAGCAGCATCGAACGCGCCAACGAGGTGCGCGGCCTGCTCAGCCAATTGACGCTCGCAGCGCTGGATGACCTGGGTCCGACCTTGGCGGGTGTACCGATTGTGGGCCCGGTCCTCCCTGCCGCCACCGGACTGATCGGACTGTTCCTCGGCGTGGGACGCCTGCGCAAGGAGAAGCAAGCTTCGTTCAACAAGGGTCTGGAGGAAGGCCGCAAGGCGCTCATCCTGCCGGACCTGGAGACGTAGCGCTATGGTCTCTGCACGCGGCATCAAGGCTGGCGCCGCTTACGTCGAACTGCTGGTCACTGACAACAAGCTCGTGCGCGGGCTCAAGTCTGCCCAAGCCAGGCTGAAAGGCTTGGGCGAGGGCGTCAGCGGCATCGGCCGCAAGCTCACGGCCGCCAGCGCTGCGGTCGCGGCTCCACTGCTGGCCACGTCGAAGGTCTTCATCGGCATGGGCGACGCCATGGCCAAGGCGAGCGATCGCACCGGCATCGCCGTCGAAACGCTGTCGGAGCTGACCTTCGCGGCCGAGATGAGCGGAGCGAACCTACAGTCGTTCGAGAACGGCATCCGCCGCATGCAGCGGACAGTGGTTGAAGCCGCCGATGGGACGCAGACGGCTGTGGACGCCCTGGCCATGCTCGGCTTGAGAGCCGAGGAACTGCAGGGCATGTCGCCGGACCGAATGTTCAAGCTGCTCGCCGAGCGGCTCAGCCAGGTGGCCGATCCGACGCGCAAAGCCGCGATCGCGATGGAAATCTTCGGCCGCGGCGGTGCTGAGTTGCTTCCTTTAATGAAGGACGGCGTCCGGGGGATTGAGGCGCTGCAGGACCAGGCGCGGGAACTTGGCCTCACGCTCAGCACCGAGGCCGCGCGGGACGCCGAGCGCTTCGGCGACACGCTGGACGTCATGTGGAAGGTGATCAAGCGCGCCGCGTTCGCGGTGGGCGCTGCCCTGGCTCCCACATTGACGCGCGTCGCTGAGACCATCACGCGCGTGGTGGTGCAGGTCGTGCAGTGGATCGATCGCAACCGCGGCCTCATCGTCAGCGTGACCAAGCTCGCCGTGGCCGGTGTCGCAACGGGCGTGGCGTTGGTGGGCATCGGCTACGCCATCCAAGGCCTGGCTGCCGCGTTCGGCGGTGTGGCGGCGGTGATCACGGGCGCGGGTGCGGCGATCGGTGTCTTGGGCACGGCGCTGGCGGCCCTGCTATCGCCGGTGGGTCTGGTCGTTGCCGGTGCCGTGGCGCTGGGTGCGTACATCGCGCACAGCACGGGCGTGGCGGGTCAGGCGCTGGCTTGGCTCGCGGAAAAGTTCCAGTCGCTCAAAGATCGGGCGCTGGTCGCCTACCAGGGCATTGCGGATGCACTCGCTGCCGGCGACATTGCCCTCGCCGCACGCGTGCTGTGGCTGGCGCTGAAGGTCGAGTGGCAGCGCGGCATCCACTACATCCAGGGCCTGTGGCTGGGGTTCAAGGATTTGTTCCTCAACATCGCGACAGACGCGTTCTATGGCGCGGTGAAGGCCCTGGCCGCCGCCTGGCACGGCCTGCGCGCGGTGTGGGTGCAGACCCTGAGCTTCCTGGCCAAGGGGTGGACGCAGTTCACGGCGAGGATGCAGTCGGGATTCCGGGGGGCGCAGTTGAAGGTGGAGGAAGGTCTACATCGTCTGCGTGGAATGTTTGACGAGTCCTACGACGTGGACATGGCCGTCAACATCGCCCGCACGAACGAGCAGGCCGATCAGGGCAAGATCGAGCAGCAGCGCAAGACCGACCTCGACCAGAGCGAGCAGCAGCGCCAGCAGGACCTGGGCAAGATCGGCAGTGAGTTCGAAGCTGAGAAGCAGGCGCTCGATCAGGCGGCCCAGGCGGCGCAGGATCAGCGTCGCCAGCAGTACCAGGAGCAGATTGACGAATCGATGGCTGCGCTAGAGGCGGCGCGCAAGGAGTACCGCACGGCTCTGGACGAGGCGGCCCAGAAGCGCCGTGAAAGCGAATCCGCCGCGCCAGCCGCGAAGCCCGGTGGCCTGGACGACCCCTTCAATCGCCTCGCCGGCCTCGGCGACACGCTGCAGGCCGTCAGCGACCGCACTGAAGTGCGTGGCACGTTCAACGCGGCAGCGATCCAGAGCCTGATGGGCACGCGCACGCAGGACCGCATCGCGGCCGCGACCGAGCAGACGGCTAATCACACCAAGCGCCTGGCCGACGCCGCACGCGCCGGTGGCCTGGCCTTCGAGTGATGAGGAACTGAACGATGCCTGCCACGATCCAGGACCGGTTCGGCTGGTCGCTCTCGGACAAAGGTGCCGAGCGGCTCTACACCGTCTTCGACACCACCAGCCCGGTCGAAGCCCGCCAGGTCGTTGAAGACGAAAGTCCGCGTTCAATCAACATCGGCCCGTTGACGCTCTACCGCTCATCCTGCGAGGTTGAGGAAACCTCCAACGGCCTGTGGCATTGCCGCGCGATCTACGCGCCACGCGAGCGCAGCGGTGCGGTCGAGGAAGCCACCTCCTTCAACTTCGAGACCCGCGGCGGCACGCAGCACATCACGCAATCGCTGGAGACCATCGCACGCTATCCCGCCGCCAGCGCCAGCTTCGCGCCGCCCAACTTCGACGGTGCCATCAACGTGGATGAGAACGGTCCCCAAGGGGTGGACATCAACGTCCCGGTCTTCTCGTTCAACATCGTGGACGTGCGCGAAGCGGTGTCGCAGACGTACATCGGCAATCTGTATGGGCTCACCGCCACGGTGAACAGTGCCCCGGTCACCTTCGCCACCGATGACAGCGCGAGCATCACCCTCGCCGCCGGCGAGGGCTTGTACCTGGGCGCAGCCGGCACCAAGCGCAGCGGACAGCCGTGGGAAATCACCCACGCCTTCGCCGCCTCGCCCAATGTGACCGGACTCTCGATCGGCACCATCACCGACATCGCCAAGTCCGGCTGGGAATACCTGTGGACGTACTACGCCAAGGCCGAGGACGCCGTGGCCAAACGCCTCATCGTGCGGCCGATCGCGGTCTACGTCGAGCTCGTCTATCGCTACGGCAACTGGACCCTGTTGGACCTGTAGCCTTATATGAGCTTGCGCCGCGTCCAACCCGGTGATCGTTTGGCCATTCGCGCTGCGGACTGGAATGCCGTGCGCGAGATGGCCCAGGCGTACCAGCAGGAACGACTGAACGCGCAGGGGAGCGGCCGCCACGTCAACGACGACCTGATCTACGGCCGCAACGACAGTGGTGCCGATCTGGCGCGCTGGTCCGCGGCCGGCATCGGCGGCCTGGTGTTCCTGCCTTCCGACCAGGGTGACACATTCGGCTCGCCGATTGTGTTCACACTGCAGACGCCGACCATTGCGCACGCTAGCCGGTTCGCTATCGCCATTGAGCCCATCGCCGCGGACGCGATTGGGCGCTTGGTCGTCGCTGGGATCACGGTCGCCACCGTCAGCAACACGGCGCAACTGGGCTCGCCCACGCACGCCGCGCTGGCGGACGATGGCAATGGTGTGATCAAGCTGGACGCATCGACGTCCGGTCCTGTTGACCTGCTGTGGCGTGATGCGTCCGGCATGAGTGACCTGGCTGTCATCCGCTTCGGTGGTTCCGGAGGCGGGGGCGGCACCTCGCTGGCGACGTTCCGCATCACCGGAGCCACGCGCGATGGCGCGAACTGGCGCTGGGTTTACACCGGCGTCATGCAGGCCAAAGGTTCCTCCGGCTACGGTGGATGGGGCAACCTCGATGCCGTCACGCACACGCTCTACAACGAGGCAGAAAACGGCAACGGCTCCACCGGCACCTACGGCAACGGTGTCAACCAGAGCGACCTCAACATTGCCAACCAGCCGACGGGCACCCAGCAACCCGGCACTTATGCCATCCGTCAGATCCCCGTCGGCACCATTGTCAGCTGCAAAGAAGTCCCGGTCGGCACAACGACCGAGTGGTGGATCGTCGGCATGCCCAACGGAGTGACAGGCCGATGCCCAGGCTAAAGCTACGGAACCGCAGTTGGGCATATCGCCTGCACCACGAGGGCGGGTTCTTCTATCGCTGCTGCAACTGCAAGGCCTACTACCGACTGCGCAACCAGTGCGACAACGCCTTGTCGGACTACTACGTCCCAGCCAGCGACATCAGCAACGCCAGCACCACATTCATCTACTACAACGGGCGCTGCTACCGCATCGCCAACCTGGTGGCGCAGGTGCCCGAGCCGGACGGCATCGTCCTGAAGACGACCGACTACACCAAGACGCTGGCCGGGAATACACTTGGCCGCTGCTGCAGCATGACCGGCCACCTCGGCCTGGCCGGTCCCATCACCATCGCGCTCAACGGCGTGCAGCAGATCGCGGCCTGCCAGCGGCAGGAGCTGCCACCATTTTTGCCGCCCGAGAATGAACCCTTCTGGGACCTGATCCACATCCGACCCGACGGTATGCCCTCGCTGAACACGACCATCACGCTGCCGACTGCATGCGAAATCAGCAACCTCACGACCAGCGAACCTTGGGCGCTCTACAACCACGGCCTGGACTCTGCCTGTGCGATCACCTGGGACCCAGCCGATGACCAGTGGTATCGCTACCGCGTCACCCACCGCACCTTGAAGCTCAGACGCGAAACCCGTGACAACGTGCTGGGCTGGCGATTGGAGCTGTTCTGGCTGAACGACACCACCGGTGCGAGCGGCAATGACGGCGTGCCGCGGGGATTCCAGGGGTTCGACGGTTGGACGGCGGCCACCTGCACCAGCAATACCATCACGATTCCCAATGAACTTAACGCGTTCTGGGGCGACATCGGACTGATGGCCCAGGTGGTGGGCAAAAACGGTTCCGCCACGGTGACCTTCACTCAGGGGGTGCCGCTGCCATGAGGGTCTTCTACACGCACGAGCAGATCACGGAGCACGCGAAGTTGCGGCCCGCGGGTTATGTCGAGCGCCTGATGAAGGCGGCGGTCAACTCGAACGCGGAAGGTGTGTCGTTCGATGTGGCCTCGCCGGCGTGGAGGGAACTGGCAGCAGAGTTCGCCGGTACCGACAGTGCTCGCGGCCTCGGTGACACGATTGCATGGGTCATGGCGATTCTGCGGCTCGACCGGCTCGCCCATGCGACGGCGCGGCTGCTGGGGCGAGAGTCATGCGGGTGCGAACGCCGGCGCCAGTGGCTGAATCGGCAGTTCCCATACAAACCGTGA